GTGACGAGAAGAACTCAGACATTAAACCGTTGATTAAGCAAAACCAAAAGCTTAAGAGTGCGTCGTCTGAGGAACAGCGTGTGCGTAGAGCGGCTGAAGGTTTTGCCAAGAAAGACCGTTTGGTAACTATGTACTCTAAGGGTTCGCCTGAGTACAACAAAGCTTTGAAAGAAGTTACTGGCGGTTACGTTAAGCGCTTGATTGACAGTTCTGATGACACAGACGGCACAGTGTTTCGTGTGGAAGCGGAGCCGGTTATAAACCCTATAGCTGAAGCAGAGGCTAAAGCTATTGCAGACAAGTTTGCAAGCAAACTACCAAAAGACGTAAAGTTTATTTACGCCCCGACACTCAGTCAGGCGCCAGTTAAATATTTGAAAGCGTTAGCTAACGCCGGTGTAAATGTAGAAAAGTCATCAGTCAAAGGCGGTGTGTTACCTGACGGCACGATTGTTGTTATTGGCGATCAGCACACTGACGCGCTGGACTTAGAGAAGACTTTGATTCACGAAGCCGTAGGTCACTATGGCGTGGATGTGGTGCTTGGCCCCCAAGGTATGATGGACTTGACCAAAGCCATTCGTACTACAGAAGGCGGCATTTACGGTATGGCCAAAGCCTTGGGCGTTGAAGAAGATGTGGTGGCGTCAGCTACTGCATGGGAGCAACGCGCTGTTGAAGCTGAACAAAAGGGCGACAAGGACACAGCGGCAAAGATTCGCCGTATGGGAGAGATCCAGTCTGTGCGTGAGATGCTGGCGCACATGCAAGAGGCCACAGTCAACGAAACGTTTGTCCAAAAGGCTGGCCGTTATATCAAAGTGGTGCTTGGCGCTCTGCGCCAGTGGTTACGCAATACTGGCTTCTTTAAACTTGCTAACGTCAGTACAAGCGACTTGTACTACACAATGTTCCAAGCTACTAAGCGTATGCAACAGGAGTTTGCAGGCACGTACGAATCACCAACAGGTTTGATCTCTTTGCGTACCAACTACGCAACGCCTGAGTTGGCTGCGGCTGGCGCTATTGTCGACAAGGTCGTCGCTAAAGACAAAAACATGTACGACAAGATCAAAGCCAACGGCTCTGGCTTGGCGTTTGAGACGCAGATGGTTGACCGGTTTGCTGGGTTTGAGCGTCTGTCTAAGGGTATGGAAAAGCTCAAGGGCACTCAGATGCTGTACTACTTGCGCATGTACGACCAGCGCATGAACTTTGTGGCTCAGTCTGTGGGTAATGGTGCACTGCAACGTACAGAGAAAATACGTGCCGATGGCCGTAAAGAGTACATCATTGAGAGCGTCAAGGGGCCAAGCATCCGTAGCGTAGCTGAGATTCTTAAACGTGCATCACCATTGGTGGGCAGTCCAGATGGCGCCAGCCGTTTGTTCACCCTGTATTTAGCTGGCATCCGCGCTCAGAGCAAGGGGCTGGAGACTTTAGGCTTTAACGGCAAGATTACACAGGCTGAACTGGATAGCGCCAACCGCGCTATTAACAACACGCCCGGCCTTAAAGATCTGTTTGAAACCGCACGGGCTGAATACAACGCCTACAACGAGGGGCTGGTACGGTTTGCGGCTCAGACCCATGCGCTCCCACGGGCTGTTGTAGAAAAGCTACTTGCGTCCAAGGACTACATCCCGTACTACCGCCAGCGTAACGGTGTGGTGGAACTGCTGATTGGCGGAGAAAACCCAGTCAAGATTGGTAACATTAAAGAGCAGCCATACTTGCAAGAGTTAGTGGGTGGCGATGAGCCGATCCTTGACTTCATGACCAGCGCTGTTCAGAACACAAACTTGCTGACTGACATGGCTTTGCGTAATCAGGCTACCAGCAACGCGGTCTTTGAGTTGGTGGACTTGGGTCTGGCAACCATTACCCGTAAGCCTATTGCTGGCGCTAACGTGGTTCGTTTTAAGGTTGAGCCAGACCCCAAGAACGAGAAAGACAAAGACACGGGCGACCGCTATGCGTTGATTGCTACCGACAAAGCAGGCGTGCCTGCTGACGTTTTGGTCAAAGGCATGGAAGGTATCCCGTCCCAGATGCCGTTTGCACTGCGTGCTATGGCAGCCCCCGCTACGTTCTTGCGTAAGGCTGTGACAGCATCGCCTTTGTATGCGGCTAGGCAGTTGTTCCGTGACTCTTTAGCTGCCCCGCTATTGACCGGTGCCGATTTCTTCCCTGTTACTGGAGCACTCAAAGAAATTGGTAGCGCAACCAAGGGCACGTTAGAGAGCCGAGGCATCACAGGCGGTCAGGTGTTTACTGGCGGTAGCGAAGACTTAACCAAAATCCTGCGCGACATTACGGCTGGCAGAGGCGTGTTCTCTGAACTACTGTCTAGGGCAGAAGCTATCTCTATGGAAGCTGATGCGCTCACACGACGCGCCCAATACAACAGCTACATCAAGCAGGGCTTGTCTGAGATGGAAGCCACGTACATGGCGCTTGAGTCCATGAACTTTAACAAGCGCGGTGCGTCACCTAGCATCCACTGGGCTAACTCACTGATCCCGTTCTTCAACGCACAGATCCAAGGTCTGAATGTGCTGTACAAAGCCCTGACAGGCAACCTGCCTTTCAATGAGCGCTTGAAGATACAGGAAAAGTTGTTGACTCGTGGCTTGATGATTGCCGCTGGTACGCTGGCGTATGCCGCCTCGATGCAAGACGACGAAGCCTACAAGAACGCTACGCCAGATCAGAAGTACGGCAATTGGTTTGTGCGTATCCCCGGCGTGGAAGAGCCGCTTCGTATACCGATCCCGTTTGAGATCGGCTACATCTTCAAGGCTTTGCCAGAGGCGCTGTACAACTCTATGATGAATGAGCATGGAAGCGAAGAGGCGGTCAAAGCGTTTAACCAAATCTTGATCCAGACTATTCCCGGCGGTACTAGCATGGCCACGATCGATGTTGGCGGGTTCAAGGTTCCTACGCTACTGCCCATACCGCAAGCCATGAAGCCTATCATTGAGACTTCGCTTGGCAAGTCGTTCTACACAGGGCGCGACATTCTGTCTAAGGGTGAGCAACAGTTGTTGCCAGAGGCGCAGTTCCGTGAGAACACCACCGAGATTGCCAAGGCTTACGGCTCTTTGGTTGGCGCTTCTCCCATCAAGGTCGAGGCGTTTATCAAGGGCTATACCGGCACTATGGGCTTGGCGTTCTTGCAGGCGGTCAGCTCTCCTTTTTCTTCCGAAGGCTCGCCCGAGAAGACCTACAAGCGTTTGTCTGAGCGTGCAGTCATTGGCGGTGCGTTCCAACCTAACGATGCTGGCGAGATTATCAACAGCACATTTGAGCGCATGAATGAGTTTGCCAAGGTCAAGCAGACAGTGGACGATTACATCGAGCGTGGAGAGAAATCCAAGGCGCTTGAGCTTATCGAAACTCGTGGCAGAGAGTACATGCTAGGCGAAATCTCTGGCGACTTTACCAAGCAGATTGGCGAGTTGACCCAGTATGAGCGTGCCGTGCGTGCCTCAACCCTTACGCCAGAAGAGAAGCGTGAAAGACTGGCCGAGATACGGCAGTTAAAAATCAAGCTGTCTTCGATGGTGCGCGGGGCAGTCGATAGAACAGAACCCCAGTAAAGCCCTCGTGGATGCCCGTGATGGCACGGGCATCCAGTACTCGGCACAGGACTGCCTTGCGCAGCCCTAGTTCACGAACTTCGTCCGTATCAAGGCAGGGGATAAAGAACCCCTGCCCTTTCTCAAGCGTCTCCCACGGGAAGCGGATTGATGATACTTTCATCTAGTTCGTCCATCTTTCGTCTAACACGCATTGCTGGAACCCGCATGGCGGGGCCTTTGGTCTTGGAGGTCATGTTCTTCCTGAGATACTCAATCTGAAACGTATCCTCAAGCTGGCGCTTGAACGAAGCGTACCCGAAACTCATAGAAGCGCAATAGGACTTGAGCAGGGTTTCCTCAATGAAGTAGTCGATGTAGCCGGGCGTTATGCCATGCTCCACACGCCCAAGAATCTTGTTGCGTGTAATCGTCTGGTCAATGATCTGACCACTGCCAAGTTCGGCCATCAAGCCACCACTGCTAGGTTTGAGCACCACGAAACTGCCGTAGCTCTCACGAGTGTACGCGTTCAGTACATCCTCTGCGGTGCGCAAGCTGTGCTTCATGCTGGAGCGCATGGCCGTCACAACCTTCTTAAACGCATTCAGCACGGGGCGCAGTGGGATATCCACAATGCCAGCCGCTTTAAAAGCATTACGCGCATGGACTGCGGTTCCGATACCTGCCATCCAGAAGCGCTCATCGTTGGTCGCGTTGAACTCTGTGTACATAGCGGCTACTGCCTCGCGCACAGATGTGGGGAACTCATCAGCATGCTCAACCATATACTCGACTAGCTTGTAGCCAGCCACGCCGTAGTTGGATTGCAAAGACTTGATGATCTCAATCTCATGCGGCTCCCACGTCAGCGCTTCCTCGAATGTAAACTCAAGCAGTCGGCGAAGCTCGCCTTCTGATGAGTGGTCACGCCCACCTGTCAGGTAGTCCACAACGTGCGTGTTAGATGACATCAGGCACACAGTCATCCATGTCGAGAGGTTCAGGCGTTCCTTGTTGGAGCCAGACTCCATACGCTCCTTGCCACGGCCTTCGGTCATATCCAACAGGAACTCAGGCAACCACTCAGGGGCGGCTCGGTTCTTGGCGGTGATCTCATCCGTGATAAGCGGATGGCTGTTGAGCAAACCCAACCGCTGTTGCATAGCCACAGGAGAAGTACTCTTGCCTGTACGATAGTGCGTTGGGTGTCCCCATACTGAAGCAGCAGCTTCTAGCGACAGGGTCTTGCCCGTACCAGACTCGGTACTAGCGCAGTGGTATGTCATGCCGTAGATGCCTGTAAAGCGCATGAATGGTGCGCCAGCACCGGCAAGGATTACGGCTAAGTGCCCCCACATCTTCTTGGCGATCAACATGTTGATGAAGTCGCGCCAAGCCTCAATGGTTCCCTTGGGTTCGGTGTTTACTGTGATGTTCTCCAGACCCGGCATTGGCACCTTGACTGGTGGTTTGCCCTTGCTGAAGATACGTCCTGCATAGACGTACGTGTTGTCTGCCTGCCAGCCATAGCTGTCAGGAACCTTTATAGCAGGTCTGCTTGTACTAGCTTCTTCCACACATGCCCTCACATATTCAAATAGGTTTTTGTCGTTGTTGTGACCGAAAGCGGCCACCACATTCTGATTGGCTAACGCCTTAACAGTCTCGTCTTTACTGACCACGGCTTTCTGCGCCATGGTTATGTTCACTGCACCATCAGGCTTGAGCGCTATCAGGTGTACTGTGTGATCCCCGTTGCTGTTGAGAATGTCAACAACAAACAGTTCGTAGGGTAGTAGCATGACTTGCTTCTTGGACTTAACGCCCTCGTCATCCTCTACTGTGCGCTCCATGAACGTACCGCCGTTGGCTCCATAGGAGTACCCGCGTGGTGGTGTTGGGCGCATGACCTTGATGGTTTCTTTCTGCGTGACCGAGCTATCGCTTGAGAGCTTTACCTCGATCTCTTTCTCCTCGACCTCGACAGCCAACTCACGACCTAGGATCAATGGGTTGGTGATCTTGCCCCAGTGTGTACATGATGGGCATATACCGGGGTTCTCGGAGTCCATCTTGATGCAGGGGTATGGGCCTTTGATGCTCTGAAGCTTTTGGTTCATGCGCTCAGGCTCATACGGATGCATCTTGCTCAGCCATACTGCAGCTTTGTTGCCGTCCTCACAGACCTTAGCCCATGACAACAGCCCACGCCAGATTGGCTCCATGCCTTCTTCGGTTGCGTGTTCAACGTAGTTGGCCAGTTGGCCGCACCCACGGTTGTTTTGCGTAGCCAGCCAAATTGGTTTGAACTTGGTTACGCTGTTCTCAAAGAGTTTGACACTGGTCGGGGAAGCAGAAGCCTTGGAGGGGCGAGTACCCGCCAAGTCTAGCTTGGGCATGGCCTGCGCCTCATAGACAGAGCCGGATAGCTTCTCCCTGATGAGGGTAGCCAACCCCTCGAAGCTGAACACATCGCCCTCAGTCAGTATGCGCACGGGGCGCGGCGTTGCGTACTTCTTCTTGAAGTTGGTGGTATCTGGTATGCGCAAGACACGGGCGGCATCTGCCGTCACGGTCATGTCAATAGCCAAAGATTCCTGTTTGCACAGGCGTTTAAAGTTCTCAGCCACGGGCTTCCAAGAATCAACAGGCACGGCCTCCAGTAGGGGCCAGTAGCAGTGCAAACCGCCCCCAGAACCCACAACATACGGAGTGCCTAGGGCATCCATGCCGGTCTTACTTAGAAACGCACTGAGCGCTTGTGCCGCGTCCTTCTTCGATGCGTAGCCGTCCATGTCGATAAACAGGGATTTAACGTACCGAGCGTTGGTAGCTTGTCGGTTATCTTCTTCGCCAAAGGTAGCCAAGGCAAAGTAAATGTCCAGCTTGCTGTCATGCCAACGTTTGATGTGCGCGGGTGTACTGTCAAGAGCCGCCGTAAAGACGTGCTCTTTCCTTGTTAGTTCTGCTACGCAATACCGACCAAATTCGGGCGGTGGCAGAACAACCGCTAAAAACTCAAGCGGAGTCATTGAAGTCCTTGCGGTCAGAAGAGTTCGAGTTGACGCGAATCTTTAGTCGTTGGGCGCTCCATGACGGGGTAACCAGCAAGGCGGCTTAGAAGTTCCATCTGCCAGTTCTTAGGCAAACCTTCTTTGGTATGCACCAAGTCTTCGGCAAAGCGAACTAGCTCTTGCGTGGTGAGGGATCTAGGTTGTATTCCGTACATATTTTTCTCCATGCCTCATCTGCTGTGCGTGAGGTCTTCATTATGTGAGTTAAGAATTCGACGCGGTCACGATAGGCCACAAACACTTCCGTGCCTGTAAACCAGTTGTAGACAGTCTGTCGAGAGACGCCAAGCGCATAGGCAATCTTCGTGACCGGAAAGTCAAGATGGATCGCCCAACGACCAAGCTGGTTGCCCAGAGACTTGGGAGTCTTTGCTACTTCGTCAATGATTTTTTGTGAGTAAGCCATAGTGGTTTAGGTGGGGGTACTAGCCGTTCGTCCGCAAGCTAAATTGCACGACGTTCCCCCCCGATTCAGTTACTCATCGTCCCAATCAGCAACGATGTCGGCCAGCTTGTTCTTCTTAGCTGGTACGGATTCAACCTTGGGTGCGGCTTTACGCACTTCGGGTTCTTCTTCAGCCTCGACTTCAACGGCCTTGGCTTTCTTGGGCTTGGTAGCCTTGACTTCGGCAATGGCTTCAGCATCATCTTCGTCAAGCAAATCACCAAGGGTCTTAGTGGCAGGGCGCTTACCTTCAATAGCCAAAGGTGCAGGGGTGGCAACGCCATCAACAGACGCAGGGGTCAGGGACACGGCTCTTTCTGCGTCCTTGGATTGACCTTGATCCTGAGCAGTCAAGTACTCCGCATCAGTCAACCAACGCACAGGTGCGAAGATCAGCTTGGGAGACTCAGCCTTGGTGTCGAACTTCATGCGCGTCACGATGGCATCCAAGTTAACTGGAGGAGTTTGAACCGCCATGTAGCGAGCGTACGCTTGCAGTGGGCGCTTGTCGCCGTCTTCCTTGCCAAAGATGGACGTAGCTGGCAGGGTTACCTGTAACACATCGCCTTCGGGGTTGTTAGCCAAGACCACAGCCAAGCGCTGTTGGTAACGACATGCACGGCTTTGACCATTGCCAGACCCAGCGATGTTCTGTGGGCAGGCGGCACAGCTTGCCGCTTGCTTGTTACGCACACCTGCATCGGGCTTCTCACCATCAGAAGATGTGCAGTCAGGGGCGGCTGCAGCCGCGTCTTTGTCATACGATCCTGCGTAGAAAATACGGCTGACCTTGGGGGCAGCTTTAACCACAATCACATCCAAGTGGCGGTCTTCGATCGAAGCGATCTCCTTGCCACCAGACAACAAGCGGAACACACCGCCCTTGATAGAGACACGCTTCATGCCTCCGCCAGCGTTCACGTTACCGGCCAGAGCCAAGGTAGTTGCTGAAAGCTCTGCGTTCTTAGCGAAAGCAGGCACGTTTGAGGGGTTGAACATTGCAATATTGCTCATTTGATTTCCATTAAGTAGGTTTGCGTACAGAGATATCGAACTCAGATGTAGAGTTCAAGCCGGGCGGTACGACCCCGGGGTTTTCTTCCAAGAACTGAGCCATGTTGGACTGCGCAATGCGCTTCTCAAAAAGCTCTAAAGCGTGGTTGTCAATCACAAACTGTTTGAACGAGTCCCAGTCTTGTGTGTAGTAGCGAGTTTTGACGGACATGACTGCCGTGCCCTCGGTAGTGCGAACTGATGTGACGCCCATCGCCTTCATCTGTTCCTTGATCGCGTTCTTGATCTCTTCCTGTTGGCCTTTAAGTACTTCAGCTTGCGTGTCGTACTCTTGGGTCAACTCGGTCATTTTTGTGCGTAACTTGCGGTAAATTTTTACCAACTTGTCTAGCGGTACTGCTTCTTCTTCCATTGCTTCTCCTGTTAATTATTTGTCTAAGGTTGGACAGTGTACATGTAATTTCTAGTGTTGCAATCCCCTTTCATGATTTAATTTCAGTCTCGAACATTTCGGTAAGAAGTAAGTTATCACTAACTTTCCCTTCTAACGCATTAAACATCTTTTTCTCAATCGCGCTACCCTGAATGTGAATCACAGTAACTTTGTCTGAGTCTTGCCCCTTGCGGTCAGCACGGGCACAGCATTGGATGTATTGCTCAACGCTCATCAGTGGGCCATAGAACACCACAGTATCAGCGGCAGTAAGCGTGATGCCATGAGCCGAAGCCGCAGGTTGCATCACCAAGACCCTAGGGTCTGCTTCTGTTTGGAAGCGGTTGATAGTTATACCGCGCTTGCTTGGCGTGATGTCTCCATGAATGCACTCATTGACAATACCCTTCTTGGTGAGGTAGTTGCTAATGGTGTCGATGGTGCTTCGGAACAAAGCAAAGATGATGACCTTGCGATCAGTCTCCTCCAGTATCTCCTCTAGCACCGCAAGGCGAGGCGCTGAGTCAAACTCAACAACTTCCTTGTCGTCTGTGTAAGCTGCACCACAACTGATCTGCAAGAGCTTGGATACGCCAGCGGCGGCATTGACTGCCGTGATTGTCTCTCCTGCGGCTTGCACTAGCATGCGTTCTTTGAGCATGTTGTAGTACTTGGCTTGCTGTGGTGTTAGGGCTACCTCACGCGTCATGGTAATGACGGGCGGTAAGTCTAGGCATTGTGCTTTGGTAAAACGTATCGCTGGCTGTAGCGCCTCGTGTACTTTGTCCTTGGCGTCATGCTTGGGCGCCCACTTAAACAGTGTGATCTTGTTCATCACTTGATCGCGCCATGCTGTCAGGAAGCGAGGCACGTTGTCAGGGTTCACAAGTTTGGCTAACCCGTACGCATCGACAGGTGACTGCGAGGCTGGTGTGCCTGTCATCATCCACAGATATGTATTGGGTGTAAGGATCGAGTTGAGTGCCTTCCAGCGCTTGGTCGATGGGGTTTTGTATGCGTTGGCTTCGTCCACAATGACTAGGTCAAAGCGGCCATCGTTACGCACCTCATCCGCTATAAGGTTCAGCCCTTCGTAGTTGGCGATTACAATTTCGTAATCTTTCTGAATCATCTCGATACGTCGACTAGCTTGAGGGTGGTGCGCTATGACGGCAGAGCGATGCAGGATGCTGTTGTTGATGTCGCCCATCCATGCGCTGTGCATGATAGACAAGGGGCACAGGACGAGAACCCTACGAACCTTACCTAGCTTCATCAAGTAGTCAGCCGCCCACAATGCAGACAGTGTCTTGCCCGTGCCGGGTTCGGAGAACACGAAGGCTCTCCTGTACAGCGTGAGGAACGCTGCCGTCTCGATCTGATGAGCCATGGGCTTGTAACGCCCCGGCCAAGCGTAGCGCCTAGTGATAGGCGATGGTACGTTTTTAACACCTAGGTTACGCAACACCCGCGCTTCGTCCAAGCCCCAATACACTGCCACATCGTAGCCACCATCCATGCGCTCGACGATCTTGTGTTTGGGTATTACCTTGTACTTGTTCGGGTTCCTTGTGCGTAAGACTATTGCTTTGTCTTCTATGATTTCCATTGCTTCTCCGAGCTATTATTTTCCGTTGTCGCTTTGGTTCGCGCTCTTGTTACGGAGTCGTGTATTGCCTGCTGTTGACTTGCCTCCAGCACGCAAAGGTTTGATGTGGTCAATGTCTTTGCCTGCTCTGTCAATACCTTTCTTATCGTAGGTTCTACGAGCTTTCTGCCGCTCAATCTGATCGGCTGTCTCGCCCGTTTTCTTTTGCAGTTTGTATGCGTGTTTGTAGTCACGCTTGCCATTGGTCTGTGTCATTACTTCCTCCTAGTGTTTAGGATTGAACTCGCATCCGGTGACCTGACACCATCCGCATAGTGGGGTTTGATTAGGGTTCCATACATCTGTCTCAAAGCACGCTTCAAGACGTGCAGTACGCTCACGATACTTCCACCAGAACTGCTCGGCTTGCTCTCGTAGCATCTGCATCTTGACCATATCATTTTTAACAATGAACAGCAACGCAGAGTTGACCTTGCGGATGTGGGGGAAGTGTGCGAAGACCATAAGTGACATCAGTACAAGCTGATCCCTGTCGGGGTACTTGTTGTTGCCAGTCTTCCAATCTCCCACCCACGCCGTAAGGTTGTCATCGTTAACGATCAGGATGTCGGCAATGCCTCGAACCCAAACGTCAGGGGACTTCCAGCCCGTAGGCTTTAAGTCCGCCGTTAATGCCATCTCATACTCAGCAAGCGCTCTACCTGATTTACCCAGCATGGCGTCCACTACAGGCTGGAACTGCGCATACTCAGGTGGTATTGGCGTCTTGTCCCTGATGTAGTCTTCGATAGCCTTATGTACCTGATTGCCGTACCGCGTAGCCTCAGTCTCTTGGAAGGGGTACTTCTTTAAGACCTTGACTTCGTGGTATCGACGCTGACAGCCTTCAAAATCTTTGAGGCTGCTGTGTGACCATGCGGGTTGTTTCATTCAAACTTTGCTGTGTTAATGGCTTCTGTTAATCGGTTGGCAAACTTGGTGACAAACGCTTCGTTGGAGTTAAGGCGGTGCTCGCCCATGTCTTTAAGAATTGTGTGTACTACCTCGTGCCAAAACGTATCGGTGATCTCTTCGGGCTTGAACTGCCTGCCCGTGATGTTACTCGTCCGACCTAGCTGAATACGGCGGTCATCGTAATGAACACGCCCTATGACAGACTTGTCTAGCATAGCTTCGACTACCTCGACTGAGTACCACCTACGACCGACTCTTATTTTTGTTGGTAACTTCAATATTGCTTCTCCTAGTTTTTTGCTAACCCATAACGACGGTGTGCGCCACCGTCAGCGTCCAATGGAATGCCCGGCATATAGGGCGGCTCCATAGTCATCTGAGCTAAGACCCAAGCCTTAGCCTCAGACACCTCTGCGTCAGGAACCACAACGATCTGCTCGTCGTGCACTGTTCCAGCCACAAAGTATCTCTTAGCAGTACGAACCATACCATCTGTCATTACGCATCTCGCTACGCCCTGCGTGACATTGTTGGTTATCTTGCCTGCATATATCTTAGTACGATCTTGGCCGTATGTCCACTCGACCTGCTCTTTATTTGTTTTCTCGTCTGTGTAGCGCCTGACGTTGAGGGCAGGATACAACAGCTTCATGCCTGATGGAAGCTCAATCTCCCCCTTGCGGTAGGTCAGGCACTTGTGCTTGTACTCCTTGCCCTTGTACAGCGACTCATGGATAAGATGGGTGTTCAAATCCCAGAACTCCACCACAGGCGTAGCCGTAGCCCTGTACTTGTCGATGATGGCCTTGGATGCTAGGCAGTGGATAACTAGCTCCTTGGTGGTACAGGTGTGCGGGATGGCGGTTAGCTTCTCAACGTTTACTTCCCAGTCTAGGAACTTTTGCGCCATAGTTTGGGTAACACCGAGCTTCTTGGCAAAGCCCAAGTCGTACCGTTGCGGTGGCGCCCCGAGGAATCCTGTGAGGAGTTGAGAAGCAAAAGCCGCCCAGCCAAGACCGTATCCGCAGCCAAGCAACGCGCTCTTCGCAGATTGCCGAAGGTCAGGGTGAGACTCTTTAGTAAGTCCGGGTATGTTAAACATCTGCGCTCCAAACGCGGCGTAAGGGTCACCGCCACTCCTGAAGATGTCCAGCATGTCTGTGTAATCTGATAACCACGCCAGTACTCGTGGCTCAATCTGCGATAAGTCACCAACGACGAGTTGGTGGCCAGCGGGAGCCATAATCGCTTTGCGTAGGAACGAGCCTCGCTTGAGGTTTTGCATGTTGATGGCCGAGCCACGGCTTGCTGTCCACCTGCCAGTCTGCGCCCCGTAATAGGAGAGAGGTACTGGTAGGGCGCCACGTTTACTAATGTCAAGGAACCGCTGAGCACGGGTTCGCTCGGTGGTTGATTTAACCCGAAGGCGCGCTTCACATAAAAGGGCAACGTCTTCACGTTCACCGTTGAGTAGCGCCTGAAAGAGGGCGTCATTCTTAGCCAGCGCAAGTGTTTCTTTCCCTGTAGTCTTACTGACTTTTGTTGGGGGAACCACACCGATGGACGTGAGTAGTGCTGCAAATTGTGGGTTCGACGCAAGCGCAGTTTCGTCCACGCTGAGCTTCTGTAGTAATGCTTCACGGGTTTCTTTCTCCTCTAATATGGCATCGGTCAGCATGTTGGGGTCAAGGTCAAGGCATGCACGGGTGTACATCTTCAGAGTCATGTCGATGAGCCGAAGTTCCTTGGACGGGTATCCATTGACCAAGCGTGCAAAGATTCGCTCGCATAGATATACGTCGTGTTTGCAATAGTCTGCAAGCTCAGATTCCATGACCTTGTCCAACTCGGCCACACCATTGGTGCTGTATACGGCTGTCCCTTTGGCGGGAAGACCAAAATCGATTGCAAGTTTGGCGAGACTGTTGCCAACTTCCACGCCACGTAAAGCTCGCGCCATTGATAGCGTGTCGAAGATGAAGGCTGGATGTACATCGTAGACCCACTCCATAATGGATACATCGAACTGTGCGTTGTGCGCAAGCACTGCGGTTCGTCCCCAATCGACACCATTGAAGTACTCACGTAGTCCCTCTGCGCTAACCCATCTAGTTGGTTCATCGCTTCCGTATACATGGACGCAAGCTCCGAACGCTCTAAATTTATCATGGCGTATGTACTCCTCGGTTGTCATCTTGGTAAGTGTGTAACCTTCCTTGGTATCCCAATAGGTCTCGAAGTCGATCGTTAAGATCGTGTCGTACGGCTTGCTCAATTAAAGCTCTCCTTGGGTGGTGCGCCTAGGACGTTTAGAAAGCCGAAAAAATCGTTTGCCGCCAACATGAGTTGCGACGCCTCCATCTCGTCACAGTTAAGGGTAACGACTCCTGCTAGTTGGTCTTCTGCCCTGCCCACTATGACTACGCCCTGCGCGTTGCCGTCCCCGTAGCACATCACGAGTTTGTGTATGAGCAGTTTGAAATGTGCCTGTTCCTCATCAGACATGCTCTTGACTCTGCGCTCTAGTTCCTCTTGGGTCATCATGTCTTCATAAGCCACTTCTTTTCTCCCTGAGTAGTTGTTGTAGTTCATCTATGTTGCTCTCCCTTGCTATATATGTTGTTCCGCCTGCGTTGTGTATGCGGTTGAGTTCAAGGTCTTGCAGGGCTGTTGTCTTGCCACTACCAGCCTTGCACTCGATCGCAATGAAGTGTCCGTCCATGCAGGCAATGATGTCCGGAATACCCGCCCGACCAAAGCCGTTGGCTGGTGGCATGAAGTGGTAGATGCCTAGCTTGTCCAGCACCTCACGCACGCGCTTCTTGACTTTAGATTCGGGGGTTGCAGCCATTACTTGCCTTTCGTTCTGTTGACGCGTCCGCCACGCGCTGTTGCAACAGACTTGTGTTTCCACTTGTCGTTTGCTTTTTTCGCTGGCTCAGGAGAGTGTTCTGTTGTTGCCTTTGGCAAGGACGCAAGTTGTTGCATGAGTTTGTCAACTTCCGCTTGTGTTCGTGAGTTACCTACGCCCATGTTATTTCTCCTGTGTTTCTATTAGCTTGGTCAGGTAGTGTTGTGCCTTCTTCAAGTCGTCGACACCGCCCTTGTCTTTCCAACGGGACACATACTTTATTACGTTTCCTTCCAAGTAGCCAATGTTATTTGAGACGATGTAGTCCCATGGCTGAATGGCTTTGTTCTTGTAGTGAGTACCCGCTACCTGTATTTGATTAGCGCTAGTCATTGATCTCTCTCCTTCTGTTTAAAAATATAGCGTCATCGGGGTTGCATATCTTTTCACGCGATCTTCTTCCCGTGTTTTCTGGTTTCGGGCAGTTATCAGGTACATCAACGACGACCCAGATTGCCGCCAATGTATTGCGAAAGGTTGCTTTTTCCCATCGATCGATGTACACACCAAAGACACTCTCCAATGATTTGTTGACAGAGCGAACGTCTATGCCAGTAATCTCGGCTATATCGCTTGACTTTAAACCATCGGGGTGCCGTTTGAGAAGCTCCCGAATGATGTTGTGATTACTCTTCACGTTTCAGGCTCCATGTGGTCTGGCGGTGGCTACGTAGTCAGGGCGTTTCTCGTACGTAGGTACGTGTATGTCTTTGAAGAAGCAAGTGTCACCATCAAAGCGCACAGTGTCGCCCCGATATGTCCACACCCATTTCTTAATAGGCGTACCTTGCGTCACAAAACTAGTCCCGTGGATTGTGATTGCCCACTCACCCTCTTGCCGAGTGCGATTAACCAAACCCCAATAGCGTAGTTTCTGAAAGTTAGTCCATTGCACTCGGGTCAGTCGCAGGTTTCTTAAGCCTATCGGCCCACCACCAGCCGCCCAAAGTTCATACAAACCATGCGCTAAACCTTTGTTAAAAACATGGCGGTACTCAACCATCTTGGCGTCACAATGCCCACAACGCTTTATTGCTTTCATGTTTTCATGTCCCTCACATACGTGGCAAAGCTATGGGCGGTATCGCCAAAGGCAATGCGCATGGCATCGAACTCTAGCGCCACCTCTTCAAGCACGGCGTTGCGTATCACAGGGTAGTTCTCTCTGATCTCGTTCTTGGGTATGCCAAAGATGCGGTCAAAATCTTCTTTGTTAAAACTTGCGTCACTCATATTAACCTCCAAACATTTGCTTCAAGTGAACATACAACTCACGAGCCTGATACACAGTCATGTCTTTCAGAATGTCCTCTGGTGTTTTAACGCGCACGAGCGAGATCATTCGTTTAGGCGCTACAGTATCGGGATGCGATGCGACTCTGTCAGGTGCAGCTTCCAACTTCTCTTGTAGCAACGCACCGATACCTGTCACGGCTCTCTTCTCGTACTTGCGCTTGGGTGGTGCTATTGGGGCGTCCATCTTCTTGAGTGCCTTGAGTGATTTGATTGGGCGGTACTCGGCTATGTCTGCGTAGTACAGGTTGTTGGTTTCGTGAATCATATTATTACGACGCATCTGCGCTATGAGACTAGATGTTGACCCGCCCGCAAACCCCTGATGCTCGAGAGCTTCTATGATCTCTTTTCGTGTGGAGCCGGGGTTGTTCTTGATGTAATCGAACGTTACGCGAGAGATGTTGTTTGTTACGTTGAAGGTTTTCTTCATGGGACTTTCCTGAGTTGGTTTATTGGGTTGCGAAAAAGAAGCTGACACTGGTTGAACAGAGGGTGACTCCCCCTCGTCGTCCCAGTCAGCTAAGGTCTTGCTAAGTGCGGCTTTAAAAGCGGTTTGAATGTCAGGCATATGAGGTTCCTCCAGTTAGTAGCATGACGATGACAAAGAAAGCAATAAGCCCGATGGACTGTATTGTGGTGAGCGTAAGCTCATCCATCCCTTGCTTGTCTCCAAGCAGGACAGACTGCGCCCAAGTATCCTCGGGTGTGGGGTGGGGTGGGGGCGGTGAATAGGTCAAGCCGATCTTGACCTTACCCGTGTCGTAAGGTATTTGTCTCATTAGTTTCTCCTTGGGAGGTACATTATTTGTCCAAGAGTAGACAGTTGTCAATAGGGTCTCCAGTATAAAAGATCTCCTATAAGTATAATTACCAATAACAAAAGTACTACTCTTTCAAACTTTTCCCATGGTGTCATCATTCTCCGTACTCCTTGTCTACATAGGCGGGATTGCCTGTTTGGTCTCGATACTCTTTGGCATCTTTCTCAGCGTCATGCTCGTTATCAAACACACCAAGTACTGTGTGGTTGTGGTTTCGTACTACGTACTTTGCCTTGTCAACTAACTCAACGTCGTACGTCTCACCTTCCCCGACACGGGCTTTGGTGATATCAAACTCATCGAACGCCTTGCTTGCAGCATCGGCACTGCTGTCGGCTTCGACCTCTACTGTCTGCCAGTAGGACATAACTACTTGTACTCTGTACTTCATCTTCTCTCTCCTTTGGTTACGTATAAAAACATAGCGTGCATCAGGGCGTGTAGCAAACCATCTGCTTAACCCCCCGTGGTCGTCCTGCATCAGCGCAGGCGGATCCCATCCAGTCTTTCTCATAGTGCTCTCCTTGGGTTATGCATCGGGGACTGAGTCCCCGATGCGGGTTGATTAGGTCAGCAGTGCAGGCAATACTGACTTGAACGACACAGGCTTGCGTACATCCCATTGCAGGTAGTAGCAGATGACCTCGGCGATACTCACCGCAGCGTGGTGTGATTTGGTAGCTGCGCTGATAACACCAGACGCATCACCATCCATCAGCATGTCGTAGATATGTTGATCGGGTACGCACAGATCCGCACGATGCGTGTAGGTCAGAGGCGAAGCCTCGAAAGCGTGCAGAATCGTAGTGATCGTATACGCAGGCATCTCGCTGAGCCAGACCTCCATAGTCTCTATGTCGCACTCAGCCAGAGTAGCACCAAGATCGTCAACATCAGGGCGCATGAAGCCATCCTCATCAGCATCGAAGTCAGGTGAGATGAAGATGCTGTTCTCGTCGTCCTTGTCGTAGTTGGCGCTGTGTGCACTGGTACTGCGGGACTTGACGTTGAAGCTTCTGTTGTAGTCGTACATCTCGTCGTACTCGTCATCCATGTAGCTACCATAGGAACTCGTGTAGCTGTACGACTTGAGAGTCGCACTTTTGTAGCTGGGTATAAGACGGGATGGAGTCCAAGCGTACGTGTTGCTGAACCACATATCGTCATGCTCAATACCCTGACTGAAGTTGACGTGTTGCATACGACCCTCGCCATTCATGAACACGAAGCGATTGTTGCCGATGAACTCCTCCATCATAGACACGAAGCCCGCATCATAGACAAGGTCAGGAGCCGATGCCACAGCGCTGTGCAGGTAGTCCTGAATGAAGTGCCATGTATCTGACTTGTTCTTGTCAGCAGCATTGCCTGTGTGCAACACGCCGTTGTGCATCATGGCGATGAAGCCCGGAATCACATCGTACGGATGGCAGTTGAGCATATCGGTCTTGCCGTGCGTAGTCCAGCGGAAGTGAATGGCAATCTCACGATCGTCATTGGGCAGGCGCTGAATGAATGCAGTAGCATCGCCGAGATTCTTAGGCAGAGTCTTGGTAACCTTCAGTCCCTTGGCAGTGCCATACATGAAGCCGATGCCGTCAGGATTGGAGGTAAAGATATCGCTCAGTAGCCCGTGTGTATTGAGCAGAGTTGAACGAACCTTGGAAGACTTGCCAGTAATAATTAAACACATAATGAAACTCCTTGAGGTAAAAGATCGGGGACACAGTCCCCGTTTGGTTGTTGATGATTACTCAGAGACTGAGTTGGCTGACACAGGGTTGTGACCCGCAATCAGTTCGTTGAAGCTGTCCTCTTGAAGACGCCACATATCGCCGTCACGCACATAGATCACATCGGTGTCACCGATGTGCTCATCGTCACCCCCGTACGGGAACACAGCCAACTCCAAGCCGAGCACCCTGAAGAAGGTGAAGTACAGCCCGTTGTCGTTAGCGTAGCCACGGATACCACGACCATCCTCGTAAGGTATCTGGAACATGTAGCGATGGTCATGGTCGTGTGCATAGCGAGACACTAGCGAAGGGGCAAGAGGCACAGCATCAGCACAAGTGTCCTGCGCTGGCGCAATGACTGTCGGTATGGATGTGTGTACATTGCGCACGCCGTACCACTTGACGAGCGCAGGGTACTGACCCGCCACAGTCTTGAGCCACTTGACGAACGATGTGCCATTGAGATCACGCCACGATGCGACACGGCAGAACATGACAGACGCATGAGTGAACTCGATCTGTGCAAGCAGACGCTCCTTCTTGAGCGAAGCACGGAAGATACGCAACTCGACAGTGTTGTACTTGCCGTTGTAGCTGTTGTCCATGCTAAGACCAAGACGCTTAGCCTCACGAGAACCGAGGTTGCACATGTTGACCATGCGATAGCGCTCACCTGACTTGCCCTTGACCGCAGTCTTGGGGTTGGCAAGTATGGACTGATGCTCTGCTGCACAGTAGCTACGAGCTTGGTCATCGACAGATGGATGACGACCTGCAATCTTACGAATGAAGTCGACGTTGCCACTGCTGTTGATGAACATCAGGAACTTGCCAACAGTCAACTGCGTGAAGGCACGAGAGTCAATGTGTACATGCATACCGCACTTGCCCGTGTTCCATGCACGATATGCAGGATCGATCTCCCATGCCTTGAACTTCTCGATGTGCTTAGCCAAACCTTGCGGTGAAGTCACGACCTCGAAGCCGTTGTGCGGAAGCGAGCCGTCACTCTTGATGATGCAGTAGTCGGAACCTAAACGGCTACGCACAAGCTCAGCGGACTCGTTGCTATCGTGATCGCCAGACGTCATCTCAAGCTCGATGCCCATCGTGAACTCACCGAAGTGAGACGACACAATGCTAGACACATTGCCAAGAACATGAAGCACGTTGGTAGAGTACGACATGATCGGCTGGTTACGATCTTCCTCATAGTCATCATCGTCACCATCGTCCTCGCTGTCACGATCGTACGTGTAGTACGCATCACGAGACTCAGAGGCATCATCACGAGGCCAGTACTCGCCATTGTCTTCGCAGTACACAGCGTCATCGTCGAAGCATGAGTCACACCATGTGTCGTTACGCACAGAGTGTGTGTTGTTCTCATCCTCGTAGTGACCGCAGTCGCAATGCACAATGCCTAGATCCATATCACTGATAGCATCGAACGCATTCTCCATGTGGCTAGTGGCGTCGCTGTAACGACCAGACAAGTCATAGAACTTAGTGGCAAGCTCATCGTTAGTGATGGACTCGTCACCTGCCTTGGCACGAGCAACAAGATGACCGAAGTCACGATATGTCTTACGTGCAAGGATGAAGTGCGTAGTGCTGTGCTCGTAGTAGAAGCAGTCCTTGAACTTAGCGCATGGTTGAGGCTCCGAGTAGCTCGCATTGGGGTCATGCTTCTTTGCATATCCCTCAACGACACGATCAATCCTGCTCGTCAACGAATTGCGAGCGATGCGAGGCAGATCCCCAATAACATTTGGAGTCAACAGAGTACGCATCATGTTATGCAGATCGTAGCGATCACGGCTCTCATTGACCGCCTCTTGGTAGGTCATAGCACGGGGTGCAAGAGCTACGTCGGGGTTGACACGATAGCGTGAAGTACGAGTCCACACAGACAGGTTGCTTGTCGTAATCAGATCCAGTGGCGCACTACCCGCTGGCATATGCATCACACTTGGGTGGACATGACGCCTACGAGAGGCGTTGTACACCATGTACCGCTTGTTGAGTGACACGATATAAATGATCTGATCGAGGGAGTCAATGAAGTCCTCCATCACGAACCTAGTAATTTGAAACATATATTATTTCTCCTTGAGTTATAAAGATCGGGGACAGCGTCCCCGAATGAACTAACACACTAACTAACACAGCCTGTTGCTCAGGCTAGGGATACCTCCATGTCATCTATTACATCGAACGAATCCACCTCGAATGTGCGATGCTCACCTTCGATTGGGTCACCCGCATTGAACACGTAGAACGTGTCGTGGTATTTCTTCAGCACTTCGTCACGCATCGAGTCGGACAACTCAACTGGCATGACTAAAGCGGTAGCCGAGAACGGGTTACCGAATGGGACTTTGTATCTCCCGTGTATACGAATACGGATTACTCTCATTACTTACTCCTTGTTGCGATTAGTGATTGCATCCAATGCTTCTTCAGCACAAGCACCCCATGCGCCTGCGCTTATGAACGAGTTGGGCGCCCATTCAGGTTTACCTACTGCCTCCTTTGTTAGTTCGGCATACTTTGCAATAGCCTCGATGATGAATGCCTGCATGAGCACACCCTGCTTTGAGTGCGTCATGAGATCGTTGACCACTTGGATATTGGTCTTGCGTTTGATATAAGTCATTTGCTTTCTCCTTTGTTATCTGCTACCCATGCTTTAAGTGCCTTGATCGCCTTCTCAGGCGATGTGCACATACCCAACTCTCGCTCGCTGAAGCAAGTCTGACCTGATGCCCATCCAGCTTCGGGCGGTACGCCTGCGAACAGCCAGTCCTCGCCATCCCACATGGCTGTGGTCTTAGACCAGTCCATCGTGTCTTCGATCTGATCCTCCCAGTACTCCTGAACGGAATACTTGAAGTGCGGTATTTGATTGATGCACTCAGTCGCAAAATTGATGAGCGCCTCAACATCCATGTTGTCTGACCCAATCCACTCACGCACCATCTTGGGCGTGACTATGTCTGATTCTTCTAAACCTTGGATCTGATCTTTGAGATTGTCGATACGTCTTCTTATTTCTAAACTCATTTTTGCTCTCCTATAACTTGCAGGCACTATCAGGATGGTCAACGGCATTGCCCAAGCGCCATTGACAGGGGGAAATGGAACAGATCGGGGACTGAGTCCCCGACTGAGAGGGGTTTCACGTGAAACACCACAAAAAAGCTGACACTGGTCGTCACAAGACGCCACTCCAAGTCGCGGGTACGTGCTCTGTGTCAGTCAGGCGTGCAATGATTTTCAAAGCATCACGCATACGCCCTAGCGTTGCCTGCCCAACCTCAGTTGGGTTCATCTCTTGCTTGCGTTCAAGCGTCTCTATCTCTTTGCGTGTGCGTGCAAGCAGCTTGTCCCGTGCCTTTGCGTTCTGCTCAGGCGTTGTCAAACGTTGGAATGGGACTTTGCGCTTAGCACGTGTCTTGTGTGGCAGTGCCTCAAAGATGAGCGCAATGCGAATCTTTATCTTGTCAGGCACCCAGTCTGTCCAATGCTCGCCATTGTTGGGTAAGCCCTTGTCGAGGGCTAGTTGTATGGGCGTTGCATCGAGTGAGGCAAGGGGCTGAGCGAACTTACTCAATAATGTCTCCATCACCAAGATGTACGCATCGAACGCTTCAACACGTTCATC